TGTGTCGGGCTTTTTTTCTTGCCCCGGTGCGGCGGCAGCTTTGGTGTCGGGCTTTGCAGTTTCCATCTTACCCATGCTAGCGCCGAGCGCGGTGATGGCCTCGAGGATTTTTTCCATTACGCCTTGTTCGCTCACTTCCATCGCCTTAAGGCTTGCCCCTTCGGCGTCTGGTTTCTTTACTTCTTCCATAGTTGAATCTCCAAGTTTATCGACTTTCACACCAGCCGGGGAACGGCCTTTATCCCACACGCCACTTTCACAAATGGCCAGATGGTCAAGCAATGACGGCTTTCCTTCGATTAAAATTTCCGTGTCGTCGTCAAGCTGCATTGTACTGTTAACATCAGGATTATGAAACACCACGCTAGGCGATGTGCTCATTTGCTCGTTGCTCATAATCTGAATCGCGGATTCGTCGTAAATTCGGGCAATGCCCCACACCTCATCGCCGACGATATACGGCAGAACAATCGATCCGACATTACGCTCATGGTATTCGTCTGAATCAAGGGTGCCCTCTTCCGGGTGCTCAAAAATTACCGGCAGGCCGTTGCAGCGCGCCAGGAACGCGTCATTCAGATAATTTTCTGGGGGGCGATACGTGTACTCGTCGAATTTGGTCCGGTACGCCGTGCCGGTCCCGGTGATGCGCACGGCGAACAGTGCCATGTTGTCCAGAATCTGGGGTGATGGTAGCTCGCCATCACGAATTGCAATGGCAATCTCAGTTTCGTTCAGTCCATGCGATAATATTGCTGACAATGCCCCGGGATGCATTTTCATAGTTCCATCATTATCGTATGTACGAACGCTGGCTTTGTCGAAAGGCATGGCTACATCGTACCAAGTAAACCCCAGGCTTTCCTCGTTAAGAGTCGGAGTAAACATTTCAGGTACGTCAGCCAGATATGTGACAAACCCATCAATCACGGTGTGAAGAATTAGTGGTTTTTCGTAATTTATACCGAGTTCCTCGCTAATTTCTCGGCGAGCAGCATACTCTGGGGTCTCACCTGATTCAATGTGCCCCCCGGGAAATGCCCATTCCCCGGGATGATCACCTTGCATGCCACGTTGGACAAGTAGCACTTTACCCGCACAGCGAAACATGATTCCCGCAGCATACGGTGTGTTCATCGTTTAATCGCCTCGCGCCCGGATTTAGTCAGCATAGTATCTGGCAAATCGCGTAAATTATACAAATAGACATAGCTGCATGAGCAATACACCTCTTCACCTGGCGCGGTGATTTGATCCGTGTACCCATCGGGTCCAACCTTGACTAGACCTTTTTCCTGTGCCCAACTGCCACGGATCAAATAAATTCGTTGGTCGCGGTCTTTATGGTCCGGCCTATAATCATACCCAGGCGATCGCCAATGCGAATGCCACTTACCGGCCAGCGCGCCGCCATCCACAGCGAGGATGTTGTTCAGGCTCGATACAAATTTATGACCCTGATCGATGATTACCCGGCGCTCGACAAACGGCAATTGAGCCAGCGATTTGCGAACATCAGCTTTCACATATTGCTTATCGACCGCACGCGAGCCCCCCGCAGGTATGCTGGTCGCCCAGCCGCTGAACCGCTGCATCGTTTTCTCTATTGCAGCTTGCCGATTCAATTTTATCAAATTGGTGCTGGCCATGATGCGTCGATCCAGCTCGGCGCGTAATGCCGGCTTGACTCGGTCGAGTGTGAACCGGGCAATGCCAGGATGCGTGCGGAGAATGCCGCCGTTATCGATCTGCTTGTGGAATGTAGCGCGAAACGTGTCAATCATGCGACGCGTCACCAGATCCTCAGACACCATTGCGCCACCCGCTGCCGAACGGATTCTCGAGTCCCAGGCGGCAAGCTGTTCGGGTGTCTGATATCCGTTCGTCTCGAATTCCCGAATCGCTTCGGTCAGCAGCTCGTAAAATGTCATAGTGGGCGCTCGCCTTTCGGTTCAGGTGCGGACGGTTCCATCATGGGCTGCGGGGGCTCATAGTCAGCCATGGCCTGGGCGTCGATTTCCAGCGGCGACGTAAACATGAGTTTATTCTCGTTCATGTTGTCGGCGGCCCACTGAACGATTCGTGCTTTATTATCAGGGTCGGACTGGGGCAACAAAATTTCAAGCAGCGATACGATTGCCTTAAATTTAATCTCCTCAACTTTCACCTTTTCCGATTCGGGTTCAATTAGGAACGACGGCCATTCAGCGGTGAACGAATTTTTCCACTGGTAAAACGCAGTATTAAAATCGACGTCGGCATATTCCGGGAACTCGACTTGAATCGCTGCGTAAAACGCCGGGTTCCAGGCGCGGTACTGAACAATAACATCGAAAAATCGATACAGGTCAGCCATGGTGCCACGCAGATTTTCGATGTATCGCGCCACCGCTTTAGCATCCTCGGTGCCCTCACCGAACCCCTCGGCGAACGTCTCGCCGTTCAGCAGTTTGGCGGGCATGTCCGCAGCGCTGGCGATATTCTCCAGAATGTTTTTCCGACTCTCAGACATGGCCATGTTGACATTGGTCAAGTCCAGGGTCTCAATGCTTTCCGTTTCGGAAATGGAAATAACGTTGCCGGTCTGCGCCTGTTGCAGTAAACCGCGCTTTATGTCGGCGGCTTTCTGCATCAAGTTATTAATAATCGAGCCGGCCGGCTTCATCTTAGCGACGACTGCGCCCGCCTTGAGCGTCACTAAATCGTCGGTGAGCATCGACTGGATGAATGACTTGAGCGGGAATAGGGCGCGCTGGAACACAGATCGGCCAACAAAGCCGAAGGACGACGATGTGTAAGCGATGTATATCGGATTCTCGTTCATGACCACGCAGGCCCGGCTTCGGTGATACGGCTGACCCGCGACGGCGACACCTTGGACCTTCTGGTAGTCTGGCGAATTGGGGTCCTGATTGAGCACTAGCGAACCCGCGGTGTTCAGCGGATCCAGGACGTTGAAATACAGATCGAGGTCGGGTAATTCTGAGAGTTCAATCGGCTTATCAGTCGGAACTTTCGGTGCGCCGAAAATGATGGTCCCGATGCCGTACGTGCGGACATTGGTCATGACGGCGGCAATGTGCTCGTCGCATTTGAGCCGCTTCCATTCAGATTCAAATGCGTCGCGCACTTTCTCTTCGGGCCCGTTTGGAATGCTTATCAGCCGTTGCTGCGACTGCGCGAGTTTTACAGGCCCGTCGACCATCTTCCCGCCGAGTGGGTGGTACAAATAGATCGTCTTGCAGATTTGATACGACGGGTCGCTGCCCGGCTCAATTGTATCGGCGTTCATCAAGTCGGTGAGTTGTGACCCGAGGCCGGATCCGGTGATGGCTAATGTACTCATTAAAAACCCTCGCTGTCCCCTAAGCCGATGGCAACGCCGTAGGTGAAAGTATCAAATAGATCGTCGGCTTGGTCCTTCTCACCGATTTTAAAACCCAGAACCTGCGTGAGAAAATGATTGCGTGTCATTTCCTTATACGTCGTGAGTTTATCATAAGCGTATTGGGAAATCTTCACCTTACCTTGATGCACATGCCCCGAGATTGATACGGCGCGCTCCTCTTTACCCACGGCGGTCAGCTTACTATCGATCGCGTGGACATTCCAGCCACGCCTAATGCCTTGTTGGATCAGGATGATACCTGACGCCTTATCTTCGATGTGGATGCCCTGGGAGCCATACCGCGCTCCGCAAGCGGCCGCTAGCTCTTCGCAGCGGGCGAACTGACTTGGCAACCACGCTTCAAGCAGCGACCCTTCGATCTGAATTAGCTCCCAGTCCAGCACGATTAGGTGTGGTGTCGGGAATCGGCAGTAGCCCCAGAACGTGATTCCCGTGCCGTCGTTTTTCGAGCCGGTTTTAATTGCGCTGTCCAACGTAGCGTAAACCGTATCGATCTTTTCTGGGTATTGCACCGGCTTCCCGTCCTGCAACATCGCGTCCAGACTGAAAAACATCGCGCCGGACCAATTCACGAATTCGGCCAGGTACTCTTGCTGATAAACCAGGGGCGGCACTTCAGACGGCAATTTTGCGAGCGCTTCGCGACTAATCATGGGGTTCGCCGATGTGGGCGCGTGGAATTCTTTCCAGCCCAGTTTTTTATTAGTGCATGCCTGGTAAAAGAAGTTTTCGTCGTCGATGCCCTTCGGCGTCCCGGCCATGATTGCGTCACCACCATAATCCAGCAGTGTCGGCGCAATCGACTGCTCCCAGGTATCACGCAGCCCACGCTTGACCAGCGAACCCTCGTCGATAATCACGTGGTGATATTTACGCGACCGACCGGCGTCCTCGTCGTTCAGGGTCCAAAATTCAATCGCGCCCCCGGTCTCCAATTCGATGATTGCGTCAATTTTTGATGCCGCCTTGACGATGGGCCGAACAATTTGCAGCACGCGCTTGTAGGTGGGGAGCAATAATTTATACGTTGGCGAGAACCAGCCTGTCAGATCGCCGTGAGCTCCCCAGTTCGACGCGATATTTTCCAGCGCGGTTGTTTTGCCGTAGCGTCGCCCACATCGCCACACGCTGAATCGCTCCCGATTTTTATAAATGCGGGATTGGTCGGCGTGGAATTTTTGCAGACGGATTGTATCGGCGTCAGTCATCTGGCGAATTCACTACGCGTATAACGCGCTCGGTACCGCGATCTTTGATGGCCTCTTTGTTAGCCGCCAGGAGGTTCAGCGCGGTTTTTTCAGACTCGTTGGCCACCTGGGTCAGCCCTGCAATCACGCGTTGCAGTGCCACGCCCTCATCGTCACCCGCATTAGTCCGTGTCACCATTTCGGCATGGAAACCCGCTACGGCCTTCAGATGCGCCCCCGTACGTGCGCCGGAAATAGCACTATCAGCCAGGTACATCGATGCCGCCCGAAGTTTGTTTGCCAAACTTACGGCAGTGATTTGCGAACTCGCAGGAAGGGCCTTTAAATTTTGCTCCGCTGCAAGTATTTGATTTGCAACGGTTTTAATTTGTTTGTTTTGCGAACCAAACCGTTTATTGATGGCGACATCGCTGACGCCGAACTCGCGCCCCAGTGGTCGGGACTTCTCGCCGGCCAGCAGACGTTGTTGAATTTCAGCCCATTGCTTGTCAGTCAGTTTTGACGGGCGCCCCATGTCATTCACTCCATGTCTCAATGTTCGCAGTGTAGCGCAGGCCGCCGATTG